CCTGAGGAGGTCGCGGCCAAGGGGGTCCAGGTGATGGCAGACTACACATGGAGGCCTATCCCCTTCGGGACCCCGGTCGACTTCGACCGCCCCCAGTCACTGGCGACCCATTTCCCCACCCGCATCCTGGCGTATGCTAGGCGTGCCCACAGGATGGTGACCACGATCACTTTCAAGGCCACCGGTGAGCGCAGAACAGGGAGTGCCGCCCTGGCTGCAATAGCCCTCTTGCGTGAGGAGGGGGCCTTTGACCCAAAGAAGCATGAGGTCATGGACGTGGACACGTACTCACCTGGGGGACAAGTCCTGATCAACCCGGCTCTCTACGACGACCAGCGGTTCATCAAATTTCTTGCCCGCAAGGGTGGGGACCTGCCTGCAGACGTAGACATGACTACGCGCCTGAGGGGGGGCGAGGAGGCCCTCAAGTACATGGAAGCGGCAATGGCAGCACACATAGGCTTTGTTGAGGATTGTGTCTACAGTGCGGATCGTAGCGAGGCCCAGCGCCACCTTGTGACATCACCCACAACGAAGGTCAGCACATTGCTCCTAGCACGGGCGACACCTGCACTCCAAGGGGTGCTTGAGATCAAGCGGGATATCCTGGCCAGCCATTTGCTCTCATACATGGAGTCCCGCTATGCGCTAGGCAGGGCTGTGAGCTCATCTCTCAGGGGGTACTCACCTGCAAACTATGTCTCGCTCCAGGACATGGAGGGGTGTGTGGGAGCGGTTCTGGTTTATGCGAATGCACCTGCCGTAAGTTTCCGCACAACCTGGATCAAGGTCCTGGCCTTGTCTGAGAGTGCCCTCCTTCCCTACACTGAGCTTGGGGACCTGTATGAGAATTTCCCTGCTTACACAATCCCTGGCTCCCTTGTGAGGAAGTTCAAGACACTGGCCCTGCGTGGTGTCCCAGATGTGTCACTGCTCCCGAATGAGTGCCAAGGAGCTGTGGGGCTCTCCGTGGTGACCTCCAAATGGCATAGCCTGGACAGCAATAGGCTTGACTGGGACCTGATGGCATGTCATCGTGCCATAGCTCGCGCCACTATCCTCATTGAGAATAGGGGGGAGCTGTACAGGGCTGAGGACACCTACAAAGGCGAGTTCTTTGGTGCAACTGGCCCTTCGCTTGGGCGCAGGGAGGTGGTCATGAACCTGGCTGGGTTCCTCAGCAACCGCCAGCAGAACTCCGTGATGCAGCAGATGCACAGGTACCTGCACCAATCTATTGGTGGGCTTGACTGCGACTATCTCGGCGTCCTCAAGAAGGTAGCCGGCATCCGGCTTAGGCTGTTGCCTGAGATATCCTCCTATGCCAAGACAGTCTGCGTGTATGCCCTTGCAATCTTGACCAGGTGCACCTATGGGGTGGCATCCATAAGAGCAGACTCGAAGGAAGTCTTCACAGTGGCCCCAGACCTAGTCCTGGCCTCAAGGGACCCTCATCTCAACGTGTCAACGTATGCCACCTCGTCACAGTTCAACCCGGACAAGTCCCATCGTGCAGCATCTGAGGCAACTTGTGTCCAAGGTATGTGGGACCAGGTGGACGGTTACCTGGAGGCAGCCAAGGCACGACCTGAAGCCACAGACGGTATCACCAGGCAGGATTTGCTGCTCTTTGGGTCCTTGCGTAGGAGAAAGCGCCTGGTCACCCTTGGAGACCTGGCCACGGCTCTGGATGCCGGCCTCTTTGACCTAGAGGAGTCGGTCATGGCAGTGCACAGGCTTGGGGGTGGGGCCAAATACACGAAAAGCCTCTGGTTCTGTTTCATGATAGGGCTTGAGACCAGGAGAGACGTGGGGACCTACGCCTCAATCTCAACGCTTGCTGGGAGATCCCTTTCACGCATGTTCACCACCAGAGGTTCCATTGTCGCCACGGAATTCAATGGGGCTGACCCGGTCCATTCAGTGAGGAAGGCGACAGCTGCAGCCCATGCACTCATATGGAGGATCCGTGGCCAGGACGTGAAAGACCCCATGGTTGCACTCTCAGAACTCACTGCAGACGAGCGGAACGTCATGATAGACCAATGGGATTTGGTCCAGTCCATCATATGGGGAAAGTTGGAGGCCTCATGGTTGGTTCAAATCTCTGAGAAGGATGCAGAGGGAAAGGACCGTGAAATCTCGACCCTGCAGATCCTATTTGCCCTGATGGCAATATCATGTGAGGACTGTGCAACACCTCTCAGTGAGGCCATCCCTGAAGACCTTGTCACAGGGAAGAACAAGGACCTGTCCTTCTCAAGGATGATCATGAAGTCCATGGAGCAGAAGGGGAAGGGGGATGGCCGTGAGACAGCCTTTCTGAGTGGTGACATGTCCGCCTACGGGCCCAACATGATGAGAGAGATGTTGTCAGTAAGCTCGGCAGCACTTTGCCCTGATGCCGCGACCTTCTCGCTGTTCTCTACCACCTTCGAAGGATCAGGGAAGAAGCAAGTTCGGCCCCCGCACAATCTCATAGCTCAAGCCTTACGCCCAATGGAGACCACCATTAATGGTGAGTCTGCATATGTGGCACAACTTGGTCCAGAGAGCCCGCCGTGTGTTGAGCGTGGGAGGACATCAAAGGTGCTTCGGGGCATCCACCACCAATTCCACCATGGGTCAGCCAGAGGGCCCAAGGGGTCTGTTGCATTCAATGTGCCCCAGGGAATGCCTGGCCAGGGCATCCTCACAATGACATGCTCGATCAATCACGCTGGCATAGCCAGGTACATAGCCCGGACATTCAAGAGGCTCTATGACTGGGATTGCAGCTCTGTCGTGACTGGGGATGACTCCATGATGGTGGTCACCTTCTCCTCCTCGGATGAGTCATTCATTGGCCTCCACCTGCGACCAGCACGTATGTTCCTCCTGGCACTCACAGGTCTCATAGACAATGGGTCCAAGTTCAATCTTGTGTGGATGAGGCCTGAAATCAACTCATTCTACCATCTTGGTGCCGAGGCCATCCATCCCGTGTGGAGATATGGGAGTGCCCTTGTGGCCGTGTCGACGACTGCAAATCTCCAGGAGGACCTGCTCATGGCCTCAGCCAAGGCGGCCGACGTGTGCAAGATGGGGGGATCACACTCGACAGGGGCCATTGTTGCTGCAGCAAACATGGCCATGGCAGTAGACGCACACCACATGTGGCCAGTGTACTTCAACTCAATGAAGAAGTGGAGTGAGGACCGGGATGATGATGACTGCTTACTCTTTGCCCCGCCAGAATGCTTTGGCATACCTGCAATTGATCCGGCAACAACTGCCCTGACCCCAATGGGGCTCCGTGCAGCATCTGTGATCCAATCCTTTCCAGGTGGTGAGGAGGACACCCCCTATGCCAATTGGCTGTCTGTCAGGCCATTCGAGATACCCACGTATGCCGTCGGAGCCGTGCCGACTGACACACAGGCACTCCTAGGTCAGAAGGCCTTCGGAGTTGAAGAGCTTGCCGACAACCACGGCACAACCAAATCCTCGATCAGCCTCCTGCCAGAAGTCCAGCTCCCGTATGTAAATGGCTTGTCTGGCAGGACCCGGCGCATGGCCTCGACCCTACGCCTGTCAAGGGAGCTTGGCCCAGGCCTGGTCCGGATGGCGACTCTTGGTGAGACCCCGGGCGACCCCTTGACTGCGCAGGGCACATTGCTCCTGTCCTTGCACAACCTCTCGGGGCCTCTGTC